ATTAACTTTGCCGGCGTGACTATACGAGTAGTCTTAACCTTAATCGGTTCAATCTGCAATCCTTCAACTTCCAATACATTATCAGCATCTAAACTTCGCCCAGGCCCAGGCCGTTCGGCTCTACGCATTTCGCCACCACATTCAGGGCATTTAATATCTGCACAATGTTTGTCTGTACTTAGTTTATGACCACATTTCAAACATTCGCAATTATAAGCCTTTGTTACAGTATTGGCTGTGTAATAAATCACTTCGTCATCTAAATTCAATTCCTCTTTCATCTCAAAAGATAAGTCAATGGCCTTACTCTTAACCGCAGTAGCCAAAGCCTCTGGATTGGCAGGTACGGGAACGGCGGAAAACTCCAACAACTCCCATTCATCATATATCCTGTTAGCCTCAGCCCATTCCGGCTTCTTCTTAATCTCGTCCGGTGTCGGTGTATGAGCCTTGCTCGGCAGAAAGCCTACACTAAACGCATTTAAGAACCCGCCCTTGAATAATTGATATATCTCATCGGCTTTAGGCGATTGTTCTTTGGTCGCAAACTCCATCTTAGCCGTAATCCTCTTATTGCCGGCTTTAATCCATAAACTCTTAGCAACGGGAACTTCACTGTATTGATGAGCCCATAAGACAACCGGACTCTTTAGGTAGTGGTCAAGTTTAGCACCCTTAGCCAGTAATACCTCCTTGTCCCGATCGATAGCCGTTGTAGTAATTACAGCCGTTACTGTGCGCTCGTCATCATCAATGGTACTCTTAGATATAAATTGTTTTTTTAACATTTATTTAACCCTTATTTATAATACCATACCTCTTTTTGAGTATCTTCTTTCTTTGCTCTCGCGTCAATCCATTTTGCAGCTTAACCTTCTTGATTCGTTTGTTTTTAGCTTTGGTTATCATTTTCATTCTCCTTACTTCTTTCTTTATTTTTGTCCCTTACAATTACGCCACACATAACTAACTGCTTAAACTTGAAATCCTGCACAATACCAGAAACCTCGGCCTTAATTGCCGTATTAAGCCTGTGGTCATTAAACTCTTTAGTTCGTTGTAATTTATGTTGACCCATTTTTAATGACCATATGGTTTGTGATATTTAATAGCTACCCCTAACCGCTCAAGGTTTTTTTTGGCTTTTGCGGCTTGAGTGAAATCGCCTTGCTTTCGGGCTATCTCCAGTATGGTAAACCAAACGACAGGGCTGTCCTGAAAGTCTATTTTCTTTTGCTTTGACTTCTGCATTTTCAACTCTTAAAAAATACGGTTCTTACTCGGACAATTCTTGCCATCGCAGTACGGACACCATACACGACTACAGCTACATCGAAGCATCTTAACCTGGCGAGCTTGGCCGGCACAGACCATGCAATCCTTATCTGTTTCAGTAGTTACATGCGATGGATTACTTGGCTCATCCGGTTCTATTGCTTTCGTGGTACGGACACCATAAGCGTAAAACTTATTAGGTATTACATCTTCGATTATCTCAAACGCCTTTTTGTCCGGCTCTATATCAATAACAGGAACTTTAGCCTTCTTAGCCTTCTTTACTTTCTTCTTAGTTACTTTCTTAGCCATGAATTCTCCTAACTACTTAACCACTTCGCTAAACCAACTATACATATTATAGCGGCTATTATAAGTCCTACTATCGCTAACATTTCATTCTCCTTTGTTTTCGAGTAAATATACAGTGTATCCGTCAGGCTCTTCAATTATCAACATTGTTTCAGTCAGCCACCATTTTTTATATTGAGCTATCAACTCTGACATTCTTCATTCTCCTACTAAAATTGGTACAATCGTACATCTACATTGTGGATGAATCGGAGGATGCCCGATGTCATTATAAGTAAAACTTAGAGTGCTGCCGGCAACGGTAAGCGAATCACCTTTATCGAAGTAATCCTCAGCAACGCCGACAATCTTACCGTCCATTGATAGACAGTAATCGCAAGACCGAGGATCGTTACTCGATAACCACTGCTTCTTCTCAACAACGCCGGATTGTATATAACCCTGAACAGCGCCCTCATTCCAAGCCCAAATAGTCTCAGTACGGGCAATCAAAGAGGCTTGATACTTAGATAAGCCCTCAAAGACACCATCAACACGTTTACGCAGTTCATTTATGCCCTCGCCCTCGGCCATACCAGCAGCCAAGCCGTTACGAAGCCGTTTAACTACATTACTATTCACAGATTGTACCGCACCGTACCTGTGCTTCTCTAAAGAATCAATGGTACGAGCATTAGCACCATCAAACTCACCCCTTACGTCAAGGCTCTCAAATGCCCGCTTACCGCCCTCCTCTGTAGTGTATGCCAAGTGCGGCCTAACCACCTCATCTAATTCCTTCGCCCATTTACCCTTATTAAACCAGCCGGAAACAAAGTCATCAGCTCGATCCTTAGTAATGCCCTTGAACGCATCAGCGTCCTTATCGAAATTAGTCAATACATCATCAGCTATCTTGCCGAAGTAAAGCTGTAACTCCTTAACGAACGGATCATCGATGAAATTTGTCGGATGGTTCAATGGTGGCACTCTACGCGGCGATTTATGTGCTTTCTCTGTATTCTCTGCCACAGGTGCAACCACTGAACCTACCGGCACTAAGTTCATCCGTAAATAAGGAACTTCTCCCCATTCAACATCCTCCTGACCATCTTTTTGAAGTTCTTGATTTATCGAACTATATCCAGTGCGTAAATTGGATTCTCTTTCCTTTAATCTGAATTCTTTGTCCTGCGGTACGGGATTTTCAAAGGCACAAAATAAACGTTCATCGAACATCGGCAGTAACTTCTCGTTTAACTTCTGCTCGATCTTGCGCAACCTCGGAAGAACGGTATCCTTCATATAACCATACTCACCGGCCTCAGCATTAGCCCTGTTTACGTTGTCAGAGGTGAATTTGGATATCGGCACACCATAAACGTTACAAATCTCCTCACGAGTCCATTTACGACCCTGCAAGAAGTTCATCTCTTTAGGCGATAACGATAATTGCTTTAATTCAGCACCGCCAGTAAGCACACCTATCCGGCCTACCTTCTTAACGCCTCGATATTCCTTATTCCATTCCCGTTTAATACGTTTAACGGCATCTCCGCCTGGCGAGCCTGCCTCTACAGGATACATCAGAGCCCAGTCAGGCTGTGCCCTGTTAGCCATTAAGCTCGTCTCGTATTGATTCATATTGATAGATAAGTCTGCGGCCATTACACACGCTTCCAGTGGTCCCATGCCATAAAGCGTATTACGAGGATTAAAGGGCCGGAAGTGAATTAAATCCTCGACTTGGATAATATGCTTCTCCTGACCGACTTTATATTCGTAATGACTGATAAATTTAGTCTTGTGCGGTACTGGCTTGACATTCTGAGGCATTAACGGCCATAACTCCGAAGGCACACCTAATAGATTGTCCCTGATAATCAACCAATAGGCATTCCCGCATAAATCCTGGAAGCTGGAAAGATTCTCCATCAATTCAAAGCCATTCATAAAGTCATTGACCTTCGCCAATAATTTAAGGAATGGATGTTCTAAGACCTCCTCTACATCTTCCGATTGTGCTATGTACTTTCGGTGTGGCGATGATTTCAGATATGCAACAGTCTCCGGCCGGATTGCCTTAGTATCAAAAAACGACTTCGACCCCTTAGTTGGCTTGGCGACATACAGCCTTAACGGCACTTGAGCTATAGTAACGGCATTAACCCGTGTGCAGGCATAGACCCATGACTGATACTTCTCTACCAGAGCCTTATAACTTACGTCAGGTGCATAAGGTCGGCCTACCTGCCAAGGTTGTACGTCCCAGCCGCCTATGTCAGCAGCCTTAAACAGCCAATGTGCTAATCGTTGTCGTATGTTCATTTTAAATTACCAAAGATTCTCTTTTGTGGTCATTACAAAAATAATGAACTTCGCCCCAAGGCTCCATTTCCTTCCAATTCTTGCCATGTATGCAACATCTCCGCAATATATCCCTTACGCCAACAGTAGCCAGTTTGCCACAACTTACAATTTCACATAACATTACTTTGCCTGTTTTATTTTTCATTTCCTAATCCTTGTCGTATGTTCATTATCCCGACTCTTCTTTTGGTTTAACAAAAAAAACACCGTTCTGGACTACTGAGACATGATCTTCATTAAATAAGCCACTCACCGGAGAACCTACTAAATCTGTCACATCTACTTTGAGTCCTTCAAAATCAACGATATACTTCCCTTTGCCGTCAGCTATAATCTTCATTCTCTAATCTCCCAGCCTTCGTCATTATCAATATCCTCGGTAGTAACACCAACCGCAACAGGCGCTTCCTCCGGCTCATCTATATGGTATCGCTGCTGTAAGATGCCCTTGTCCTTATCGTCATCGTCCTTAATTGAATTAACGCCTATAAAGCCAATCTTGACCTTGCCTTTGAGTTTCATCATTACATACCGCTCGGCATCCATTAAATGATCGAATAACTTAACCGGTTCATCTTTGACATTATCATCTTTATCAACTTTCCACTTATACGATTTCTTCTCGTCAATTAGATTCTGGCTATTCGAACATATATGGGTCATTACACTCCGAACAGCATTGATACCATATTTTACCGAATCTTTGCCTTTTACACAAGGGAATATATTAAATCCTGCATTTCTAATTTCCTGAATAGACTTAGGGTCAGCACAATCAGCGATAATCATCTGATTCTTATTAGTAACAATACCTTCCAATCTCTCGATCAACTGTGGATTGGTTAATCCAGTCTGATATATATGTTCCCGTTCATATACCTCACTAATGCCACAAGTCCTTACCTCTACCAGGGCAGCCGGATTACTTGAATAACCGAAGTCCAAACCCCAGTAAACATCATCGAATCGATCAGGCATTGCCTTAACAACGTCCCAATGTGTATAAATGATATTAGTAGGTGTGGCCCATAGACCCTTCTTATATATCTTGTAGTACGTCTCATCTTGCGATTCCAACTGATTTAAGGTTGTGGCATACGTCCTGCCCTCGTCAGTACGCAGATATATCTCGTTATCCTCTAATGTAGAGAAGTTGATAGCCGTTCCTTCTGGCGGATTCAAAGTCAAATCCTTAAAGAACGACATCTCATCAATTGGATTAAAGCTAAAGTATAGTTGATTATGGCCCTTCTTGTTCGCACCCCTACATCGTAGCCCTAACTGCATATAATCGCTGTGATTAAGCTCTGTCGCTTCCTCAGCCCATACATAGTTGATCTTCTCGAAGGACTTGATCTTCTCTGGGTCATCTAATGAAGTAAAGTACATCTCATTGCCGTTAAATGAGATTGTCATATCCGACAAGTTCTTTTTATGTGCAATATTGTACTTCTTGAGCAGGTCAGTTATCAATAGCCAGGCAGACTTCTTTAATGCCGGCCGTGTCTTTCTAACCACCAGAATACGGACATCGACCATATCCATCATTAAAATCAAAACAATATATTGAGCAATAGACCATGACTTACCGCTACCAGCACCACCATATAAGATGTTGGTTCGTGCCTTCGACCCATTTAAGAAGTTCCAGGTCGTAGCGTTATGTTCAATCGTCAGTTCCATCTTTGGCCTTATCAACTACAATATGCTTTATGGTCATTGTGGTGTCGCCTGTCTGTTCGTGCTTATCTGCTTGACCAAGAAGTTGTTTTCCTCGCCATATTTGCATGGTTACGTTACCATCTTCAGCAGAGCTATTCTGCCAATGATGTAGATTAGCACGCCCTTCAGCCCTTTTTTGCCGTATAAACCCCCCGAAATGACGCCTTAACGTCTCTAAAGGGATATCCAGAGCAAGGGCGATAGTGTCCATGTGGCAGTTGTCCGCCGACATTTCCGTTATCTTATCAACTTCCTCTTTACTAAATTCTCTTTTGGGTCTTGCCATTACGGAACTCTATTCTTTCCTTTACTAACACATAGCCTGCCCATAAATCAAATAACAAACAACACATTAAAAATAGTAGCCATACAATATCAATCATTTTTTTTAATCTTTTTTCTGCATTTTTAGCTCAATATCGCTGGTTTTGCAGAAATATTCATTTTTTCTAAAGTTTTTACTTGACTTTAGTCGATAGAGTAATTATAATCAGTATAGTTAATAAATGATAACCTTTAAGAAAGGGAAGAAAATGAAAAACCTGACCGAACAAAGAAAAGAATTAGTGGAAGCAGTAAGTATGTCATACAGCCCAGAAGATTTCCCAGGCTCGAACGAGTGGCGAAAAACAAACGAACTACAAGCCCATCTTGAAGATTTTGACATAGCCAACCCCGAAATCAAAAGCCAGAACAAGGCCGCAAAAAAAGCAAACGACAAAGCAGTTGCCGCGAGAGTAGGTTGGATATAATGAATAAAACAACCGAAACAATGTGCCAAATGTTAGGCGATGGCAGCCATATTTGCGACAAATGCTGGGCGATTGAATACCCAAATAAAACGGAACCTGAAACCAATTGGATGTTAGCTTGCTGCGATTACTGCAACTCTGACAATCGACAAGAAAGCGAGGTAAACCATGACTAAAAAAAGATGTACATGGATCGAAAGCGAAATCTTGGCTTTAGTTGACCAATGGGCAAGAGATAATACGCCGATAGGCCAGAAGGTTAATATTTCCAAGTCAGTAGAGAATTTGATTCGCACTCACCAAAATACTCAAAAGTATCTCAAATAATTACTCTATTTACTTGTCAAAGAACCTAAGTCCCTTAATTGGGGCTTTTTTTATACCAATTTAGGCGTACCAGCCGCCGATCCTATCCCTGGGTCTTGCCATACAACTCATATTCTTTCTTGCATTTTGCAATTTCTGCTGACCCATTTTCTTAGAAATACTTTAATTTTGTCCATTTTCATTCTCCATTCTTGATTTTAGTTCATCAAACCATTTATCTAACCCACAAGTACATTCACGAATACGAAAATCATCAGGTAATAAGTTGCCTGAATATTTATAGTGTAAATCATTCAATTTAACACAATCTACTTTATGCGTCATATATTCCTTTAATTTAGTTTTCAACTTTTCATTAGTTATTTTTTCACTCATTCTTCATTCTCCTATACCAATTTAGGCGTACCAGTCGCCGATCCTATCGTTGATAATGTAGCCGGAATGGTAGTTCCGGTATCTTCAACAATTAGAACCGTTTCAGCCTTTAGCGTATCAAGTGTTGCCGTTTGAGCAGCTCCATTTATTTTCGTGAGGTCAACTTCTGCACCACCAACATCCGCGGCACTCGCTTTTGAGGCTGTTCTACTTGCTGCGTCGGTTGTAACAGTCGCAGCCACACTTCCAACTGCTCCTGTTACACTTCCAACTGCCTGACTTCCCAAAGCAGTATTCAAATCAACACTTATAAGCTGTAAGGTACAAGAGGACTCAAGAATAACTGTACCTGCATCTGATCGTGCAAGAATTACCGTTTCTAGTCCTTTTGGTGTTCCGGCTTGACACGCAGCATCAGGAAGATCAACTCTATAATAACCGCTATCCATTTCAATACCGTAGTTATTTGTATGTACAGTAGTTAAAGCTCCAAGAGCAGTAAGATCAGTCCAGTCCTGTACAAGTTCTACGTCATTATCGTCATCTAAACGGTATATTTTAATGTCAATATTAGCTATAGTCAAACCTGTCGCAGGAGCTCCCGTTAAAGCATTCCAAAACCGCATTTGTACAGTAACATCTGTTGTACCTGCTGTAATAATTCTATCAGCCATTATGGTTATACCTCAGAAAAGATTTACGACTCCACAAACCTATATCAGTATAACCATCTAACATGTCTGGTTTACCAGTATTTAAACAAACCGACGTAGGGATCAGTCTAAAATCGTCACCACTTGCGTCAACAAAAGTGTCAGCTTCTGTGTCAGTAATATCCACTACATTACTACCCTCAGTCATGCCATCATAAGCACCCGCAGCACGATTACAAGCAGAATAATCACTATACAATATACTACCATTCACGCGTTCAATTGCAAAATCAGTGGTGTTATCAACCAGAAAGTATATATTGTTATACTCGACTAATAACGCGTCAGAATCATTTAAGTAAATTCCACCACCAACATTATAAAAAACATTGTCATGGATATTAAGTAAGGCAG